CCCACTTCTCGTATCCGGCATCGATTAACTGCTGCCTACCCTCCTCCCCTGTCAAATGGCCGATTAGGTCTTCTGGGTGCCATCTTGTTGCGACGATAAACACCTTCGCTCCTTGGCTGATACGAGACACGCAGTCCGCAAAAAACCAACGGTGTACACGCCGCCTCATGGCCGGACTTTCCGCCTCCTCACGACCCGCATGTGGGTCGTCTACCACTAGCCAGTCTACGCGCCTACCCGTGAGTTTAGACCCGCACGATCTAGCCTGTAGATTTGACCCGTTGGTGAAAACGATATCGTTCGACCTGTCGTGACCGAGCATCGGCTTCACGTCCCCAAAGATAAGGTAGTAGCGTGGATTCTCGACAATGGCCTTTACCTCAGACACAAAGTCTGAAAGCAGATCGCCGCTAAACCCTGTGAGCGCAATATGAATCCCAGGCTTTGCACCTATTAGCCAAGCGATAGACCTTACCGACAGCAACCTGCTTTTACCATGCTGCGGAGGAACCGATACGACCTGATGTGGGTTTATCCTACCGTCAAACGAGTCCTGTACAATCTGAATCAGTTTTTCGTGTAGATCACCGATAATGTATATCTGGTTCTCGTTCTGCGGGTACATTATATGCATGAACGAACGAAGGTTCGTTTTAGCGTGCTGCGCCAAACGTAGCAGTACCGCGTTCTCTTTGGTGGCTACGTCAGCTCTAGTAAGTTGCCCGTTCATTCTAACCTCGACCTCTGCTTACAATTAATTTTGGCAATGTTCCGTCTCTGTTATAGAAAGCAGATGGGACTATAATGCCAGTATGGTTTGGGTGGAACCTCAGCCTTCTAGCCTGAGCCACTGGTACGTTCTGGATGTTACAGGTAGGCACTCCCGCAAAACTCGGGATACCCGCCTCGATAGCTTGGCATCCGACAACGGAAACGTGACTTACCGCTTTAGAGTCTGTGTATGCCGACATGGCCGCTTCGTCCGCAGCCCTACCTATCTCCGTCCGCAAAATGGTGTTTACCCTGGTGGATAGTATAGACGCCATCTTAGCTCTGAGGGAGTCTACAATGGCTAGCATCGAAGCCCCCGCCAGAACTGAGTTCTCGATAACAGAGGACATCTTATCGTTTGTAGTCTGCGTTATGGACTCCAAAGACTGTGCTATGGATCTGGCCCTGTTAGTCATTAAGGTAACCTGAACCTTATTTGGGTTAGCGCCTAACAACGTCATCACCTTAATGTAAACATCCTGAACTACGCTCTGTATCACAGGAGTCGTGACTAATGCTACCTGCATCGAAGAAGTTTGAAGCGACTGCTCTATAGCCAGCAACCATAGGGCCAACAGGTAGTTCTTACCAGGGCCCTGCTCAGTTACAGGGGCTTCCAAGTTACCATAAGACCTACCGTATATAGCTACCGCAGAATTAATTACCTCCAAGAACTGTAACTGCATTAGCTGGAACAAGTCATCACTAAGAGACCTAGTCCCCCGCATTTTGGCCATGCTAATTACGTTTGAGATATCCTGAAGAAGTTGCTCCCCTCCCTCCTCAAAACTCTTAGCATCCCAGCCGCCCTCTGGCACCTGTGACTTTCTGTACCTTCTGAATAGTCCAGAGGGTGAGGGCGGTCGACGTGCCGCCGCGACCTTAGCTCTATCAGCGGCTGTAGCCATCCTAGGTAGTGGTTGTCACCGGAGTATTCTCAATGGCCACTGGGGCTACCGTAGACCCGTTATACGAACCGACTCCGACCAACTCAAGGGGCACTCGCCCAGCGTTCATGTAGAACTGATCCAAGAGCGGGTTATCGATGAGTGGTAGGTTACAGAGTTCGCGTAGCTCATTCGGGGTCATAGCACCCTTATCAACTAGCGGGCCATACTCACGGATGACCTGCTCAATATCCACTAGTCCAGACATCTCATAAGCAAGCCGGATGGTGTCATCCCCTACATTGATAAAACCGTCTGCGTTCAGTTTACCGATAAGAAGATCGAGCATCGGAACGATCTTGTACCTTCGGAAGTTAACCTCGTCCTGTTTAGCGGTACCATACGCAGCCGCATTTTCAATTCCCGCCACAGAAAGCGGAACTCCGTGATTAAGGAAGATCTGATTCATGGTCCATCGATCTTTTTCGATAGACTGCATCTCCTCCATTGTCAGTCCCAACCGATGGTACTGCCACTTCCCATTTAGGAAGGCCACCTTGCCCGCATTTTTATTACCGGAGTACTCCAGGTTAAACTTTCGCTTTAGAGCAGCCCACTGATCCTCATCGTCGATCTCGGTCTCCCTAGTTAGGATACCTGATAACTGAGCCCCGTTTTGAACAAACTTTTCGTTAAGAGTGCTCTTGTTGATGTATTCGTTATAGATGGTCTCCGCTGGCTCGATTGAGCCCATACCCATAATCAGACTAGCTGGATTAGTCCCCCTAAAATGTATGATCTCGGAGGGCGCAAACTTAGTCTCAACCCCGTTAACGGTATACACATACTCTGCTACCCGCATCTTCCGGTCTGGCGTGACCTTCATGTATTGCGGTAGCAGAGGGTATATGTACTTCGGTCTTCCTTTTAGGTCGATCTCGTCTTTGAGCCAGTAGGCATTTCCGGTTAACTCCATGTGGAAGACCCACATCTCAACCATCTCTTCCCATGAGTCAAATGGGTTGGGTCTTTTTAGGAACCACCCTAGGTTCTTGGTGATGTCAACACGCCCTCCTCGGTCTTGGTATATCCGAAAAGACGCGGACATTAACGCAGACGCAATCAGCTTACAGGCTCTAAAACTAGCCCATACCCTCTTAGTGCCTACCTCGATGTATGAGCTATAGTCTGTAAACTTATTTATCGGTACCTTCAGATTATACTCAATAAAGTCACGCTCCTTCTTCCCGAATGCGATGCGGGAAAGCATGGCTCGCTCTGCCGGTGTAGCCTGAGAAAAGTCGGGTAGATCGACCTTTTCAGACGAAAATAGTTTAGAGAGTGCCTTTAGCATACGCGACTTGAGTTATCGTTAACCTATAACTCTAGCCTATATCTATTGCGAGCACTTTCTGTTCAGCCAAGATTACCATGTCAACCTTATTTTGAATGTAATGGGTACCCTGGGTTCTTAGTACTAAAACCCTATCTCCCTCTGATAGGTCTTTACATTTATCACCAACCGAAACTACTACACCCCACTCCTCGGCTCCACGGCTTATATCTGGGATATGCAATCCACCTTTAGATACTTCATTTCTACTATCAAGTTGAACAAGTACGTTAGCCTTTAATGGTGTCATGTTTAATTTGTGGTTATTTTTGATTAGAGAAGAATTGCACAGCGTGCGAAAGGATATCTTGAGCGCACGAACTGGGGGCGTTATTTAGCGCAGTCATATCTGGCTCCCATAACGGCCACTGCGATTCGGATTGATGAGTTAAATCATATGGAGGATCAGGGTCTCTTTTTACCCTAACTACAAATCCGCCTAGCCGCTTAATAGCATTGTATTCGTTATCCATCCTCAGATCATCAATTACGATATTATGCCATTTATTATCGATGGCTTTATTGAGTAGGGTATTGAGCCATATATCAATATCAATTAACTCGCGCCCCCATTCAGTGCCTAGCAGCTTTAATGCGTCTCTACTGCTTTTGCCTCCAAGGACCTTTAGTGGCTTAGATTTATCTGCTAGTGGCGACAACTCTTCAGCAGGTAAAATAGCGGCTAACATGGCCCTTATAGGATCGGCAAACGAGAGCCTCCTCCAGCCCGCGCCTCCTGGTGCCTTTGTTACCGCCTCAGCCACTGTGGTCTTGCCCACCCTCTGGGGCCCGTAAAGACCAATTATGCGTATGTGGGCGCTCATCCTTGGTTATGGATTAGTTGATCGGTCTGCTCAAATTTCTCGACGGCATCTCGCCAAGATTTACTACTAGCTGGCGCTCGGGATGTGCCGTATAGCCAAAGGTCAGTAGCTACCTGATGAAGCTCGTCTCTTTGCTGCTTTAGAATATCACAGTAAACAGACTTTGCAGATAAGGCAGCTTTAAGCCTATCTATCTCGTTCTCGGCCTCAATAAGGATTAACGCCTCGGCAATGCTCTTTTCTACCTCAGTCATTTTAACTCTTATTTAACGATTTTGATATCAATGGGAAAAGTTTTGAAAATATATCTTTAACCCCAATAGCGATTACTCTGTGCTCTTTTTGAGAGTCGTCTTTAGTCCTAAGCTGTATGTAATGAATCCAGCTCCTTAGTGAGCCTTTCATATATAGAGTAGTGGTCGTAGACAAAGGAAGGACCATCCTCGCACATTCGCGAGCGACGCCCGCTTCTAACAGGTCAGCGTATAGCTTCTTAGACCGTTCCTGTAGATCCTGTACTTGTTGATTAAGTAGTTCAGCCTCTGCTATAGGCTCTGTACTTGATTGTCTGTTTTTTAGTGCCTGTTTACGCAACTCGACATGCTGAGTCGAGGCTACGTCTGAGTATCTTTGGCTGAACTCTTGGAAAGAGAAACTCCTGTGCCTAGTTATCTGAGCAGAGATGGCCCTGGTGGTCACTATCTCTACGGTCATATCGACTTGCTCAAAAGGACTCCAATGCTGATGACCTATGCAATAAGCCAATAGTCTTTCACCAGTAACCGTATTAAATTGGTTAGATGGGTTCGAGACTCTAGCTATGTACACTACCAAGTCTTCTGGTGTTTTTATACCTTGCTCTATTAACGCAGAGCATGGCGTAGTCGTGCTTACTAAAGATACACTCATATTTTTATTCTTCAAATTCGTTAAGTAGGGCTAGAACCTTTTCAGCTAAACCGTTTTCTGCCTTAGACCTTCGACACTTAGCGCACAAGGTCTTATCGCAATCACAACGTGGCATATCCAAGACTGAAGCACACAGGCTCCTAGCGTATTGAGCAAAAGCATCGGCCAGTTCCCGCTGCTTTTCTGACTGATAAGATTTATTGATTATGTTGCTCATGGCAACAGACCTTAAATATCCAGTTCATCTTGTCCAAACTTTTTGTCGGCTATCGATAGAGTCTTATCGGCACTGGCCACATCCTTATCCAACACGGTCGGGCACCCGAGACCGTAGTCCCGCATGGTTTTCCATGCTTTTAGAACCCTCTTTAGCTCCTGTTTAAGACGCTCAACCTCCTTTAGGTGCGGATTAGTGCCGTTAAACGGTGTCAGGTATAGCGGCGTATGCTCGCCAACGTAGGAGCTCTCTATGTTGAAGCTATAGAACTCTACGGCATCACAGTAGTGCATCCCGTCTCTGCTCATCAGGATCTCAATGATCCTATCCCTATCGTAAACCGCAACCGTGTTACCATCGGACTGGGTGAGTCCTAAAAACGCTTCATCCAGGCCATCTGCCAGCAGCACTTCCTCGTCTGCTGCTTGGTCCTCGATAAAGGAGTTAATCTTCAAGTTTAGAGTCTTTGAATTCATTTAACAGGGTTTCCTTCTTCTTTCTCCACTCACTCCGTTTAGCGATGTCGGTGTACGCCTCTCCGCAGCACTCAGCGTGTTTAAGCAGGTCAAGGGAGACGATCAGCTTGTTATAAAGGATGGAGGATGGGCCGTCGCAGCTTACCTGCCGTAAATCCTCACACACCCTCTTAAAGCATTCATCCTCGCTATCATTATCTACCAAAAGGTGGTCTATTCTATGCATTAACTTAGCGGTTATTTTCATCAGGCTTACGGTCTGTCTAAGCAGCGGCTCGACCTTCTCACTAAAGCCTTTTGTTTCCATAATCTCTTTGGCATCGGACTCCAGGCCGGATGCCATTGAGCATAGGGTATACTGAATGTAGTTGAAATAAGCCTCGCTCATTAGCCTTAGAAGCTAAATAGCCGCTTAAACCAAAGCCCCAGCCGCAAAAGTAGGTTAGTGTCCTCTACTTGCTGCTTAGCCAGCTTTGGTCTAGCTAGCTTTCTAGACTCGGTAGTGTTCACGATCTTTTCAAACTGCAAAGACTTCCTCTTCTTAGTTTTAATGTACGGTCTAATAGGCTTTGTATTTTCAGTGTTAATCACGTCCTCGATGGAGTAGTACCTTTGCCTGTTCTCGATCACGCAAGTGAGGTAGCCCTTTTGCGCCCTAGCCTTTACTGTGACCCAGTGGCACTTCCAGCGTTTGCATAGCTCAGCTTCGCTTATGAATTTCGACAGATCGGGTTTTTGATTCATTTGGTTGTTACCTTTCATTGTTGGTTAGTTTTAATGCTACTGCTTTGCAGTGTTGTAGGACACGGCCACCTAGCCCTTTTTTAGCCTCGGCTACGGCTCTACTCAGTCTCTTTTCAAAAGATATCGTTTTCTGTTCAGACGCTAGCAAGCAGGTACCGATAATCTCGTCCCTTCTCCTCTTACTCTTTTCTAACTCAGCTACAAGCGACTGGTTTTGCGCTTGTAGTTCGAGCAGTTGTGAAAGCAGCTCCCTGTACTTCTGAGACTTAGGCTTAGGCTTCTTATCGAGCGCAGCTAGGATGTCTCTCACCGCACCTACAATACCTTCAGAGACTACCTCCGGCCTCATTGAGAGGAGCTGAGCGATCTGCATTCCGGCATGGTACCAGCCGTCCTTTTTCTTATCCTCAATCATCGTCAATTTAGTTGGTACGCCAGGTTGGAATTGAACCAACGGCCAAGGCATTATGAGTGCCCTGCTCTAACCACTGAGCTACTGGCGCGTTTCACTAAAATGATTTGCCGTGAAGATAAGGCCGTCCGCTATTGAACTTAGCCTTACGGATAATCGCCTCCGCAATTCTCCACCCTCGGGCCTCAGCTAGATCCATGATCCTGATAATGGCGTCTGCAAGTTCCGCCTCTACCCCCGTAAACTCTGGGATCTTGTCATCTGGAGGATTCCCGTGCCTCGAAGCCTCTAAAGCCTCAGATACCTCACTGTGGATTAAAGCCAGGGCGGCAGCGTCAATGCACTGAGCAGCGAAGGAATAGGACTCAAGGCCACCGTCTGTAAGAGCCTCGGTCTCTAACTTCCTTCGATTGTCCCAAAAGCCTTTATCGACAGCGTTCAGATGTACCTGCTTAGACAGTTCCGTAAAAGAAGATACGAACTGCGATTCTTCGGAGTACGACTCCGATTTTACTCCATTTATCGCCCACGACCCCAGGTCGTTTTGGTTGGCGATCTTCTGCAACGCAACAACGTGCGGCAGCATTTCCTGTCTGATGTTTTCCGGTATCTCGTTCATGTGTCGTGTTTGTCCCTTACTTGTCTACCTACTGGTGAGTTTTTGGCGGCATTTAAGAAATGCCACTGTCTGCTGAAAAGCAAGCCCCGCAACCTTATCTGGGTCGAAATTTACTGAGTCGACGATAAGAGGATTTGAAAGCATTGCAGCGATGAACTTTGTAGACTGCCAGTCCGAGAGTCTGATGCCCGCCACCTCGGCCCTCGATCCATCGTCAAACTCCATTTTGCAGGGGTATACCAGCTCCGGCAGTGACTTAATAAATTGATCAGCTTTTGTTCCTTTAACTTTCATTTGTTACTCCCATTCTTGGTCTTCTTCATAAGCTCCACTCCGCATTTTGTAGAGCAGGTTGACGTGCTTCTTTTACCTTTCCTATATGGTACGAATCCCTTAGAGCAGATCTTACAAGGCACCTCGACATTTTTGCACGCCGTGCAGACCATGCTCCTGGTACTAAGTTTACTGTACGTCACGCCGCAAAGTACGCACGGTGCTTTTCCGTAAGTGCGCTTCGTCTCTAACACTGCCTTAGCGATCTGTACTGCATCAGATAGCCTTGCAGGCGGAGTTATGAGTCCTTTCTCAATGCCTTGCCTAACAAGTTTAGCCATGTCCTCATAGTCTATCGACACCTTTGGCGACACGTACTTAGCGTATGTCCTTTTTAGTCCGTGATACGGCTTTCCATTCATTAACCCATCCATACTAAGAGTTTCTCAAGGCTGCTATTGTTTTATGTAGAATCGCGTTTTCTCGTTCGCACATTAGTATCCGGTCTCTAGTTCTGACATTTAAGGGATCATTTAGAGACTTTATCTCGCTTATCTCAGCCTCTAGTTTACGGACCTTATCCAGTAATCTCGCTGACTTCTCTAATTCGCTAACAAAGTCCCACCACACAGGGTATTCCTCGCTCATAGAAGCTGAAGCTGTACCTCTTTCTGTACAGAAAAGTATTCCTCGCTCCAATACTCGGCTAGCTGATTCCAGTCGATTGATGTGTACGCCTCCCTGGCAATGTGCTCGATAAAAATCGATTTATGCTTCTTGTTTTTTACTAGGTAGTCGTTACGAAGCTGTAGACTAAGATGCCAAATCTTTTCGTTTTTAGTATTAAAGATTTCTGGATTGCTACAATTGATTAAGTTGATTGGGCACCTTGGATGCGAATACGCATATTTTTCAGTGGTCTCGTTAGTCCAGTTCATACGTGGTTATCAGCAATGGTTGTGTTCTAAAAAATGATGGCAAGAAAAGCCTCCCTGGGCCCTTTTTAACTAGTTCGAGCACCTGCTCAGATAGGACAGACTTCTCAATTTTAAGGCAGACTATAGGGTCACCTGCTTTGTGTAGCTTAGTGTCTACTGCAACCTTAATGGCGTGGATCGGATTCTTTGCGAGTACGATGCCCGTTCTCCAGCCGCTTTCGACGTAAAAGGCGTTCATTGCAGTCTATTGTGGATCGACTCGTCCCAGTTGGTTTCCTTTAGCCTCCTGGCCCTTCCTGCGGATATGTCGACTACTTCATTTGGTGCGATCCCCGAGTGCCCTCTGACCCAACGGACGGTCAACTCTCTGTGGTCTCTATGGGCTCTAACTACCCTGGTCAATTCGGCTATAAGATGTGCGTTCTTAACTGGTGTGCCTGATGACGTTACCCAGCCCTCCTGCTCCCACACTTCCGCCCAGCTATTGATGACGTTCTTACAGTAGGTTGAATCGGTGTAGACGGTTATGGGTGAGGAGCCGTAAGGAACGTACTGTAGCGCCCTTAGGATGGCGGTACACTCCATTGCGTTGTTTGAGGAGTTTGGTTGCCAACCGTACTTAACTACGGACTTATTCTTGTAAAAACATGTAAACGCCCAGCCACCGTCGCCCTTACCGTTATTTGGGTAGCAGCTACCGTCCGTAAAGACGACGATGTGGCTAGGGTCAAAGTCCATCTTTACTCGGAGTCGGCCATTTGAAGCCACTCAGACACGATGTGGACCAACGCGGCCCCGTCCGAGCAGTCGTCTCCAATGATCTCTTTAGCCCTAGTGATGGCATCTGTGATCGTAGTGGCCTGGTCGTTATGGACTACGTACTTGAACGTGGTCTGCTCAGCCAACTGACGGTTGCCGTGAGTCTTCTCTCCAGCATCCACCAACTGCTTTGTTACTGCGTCATGCAGCTCCTTGGTCGACACCTGCTTTGCCTTTTTAAGCCAGCTATCCACGTTGTTCTCGTCGATGATCTCCTTCAAGGGAAGAAGCTCGCGGAGCTTGGTCCATCCGATCTTTGCGATCTTATCCTCGGATGTGACCCTTGAGAACATCTCGTACAGATCGACGTAGTACGCCGCCGAGCGACTCTCGACTCCCAGTTCGTCTTTGACGTAGTTGTTAAACCCCTTCAAGCCGTCTTCGTATGCCCGCTCGTTCTTGGCGTTGACGATACTCGAAAAGGCATTGTTACGCTTGATACGAGCCAACACGCCCCCCAGCGTGAAGATAGTCTTTTCCTTCTGCTCCGCCAAAGCAGCCGCAGTCGCCAACTCATCACCGTCGTGCAACTCCAGGGCGGCAGTCACGCTTGAAGTCTGGACGAACTCTGGAAGCTCAACTTCTTCGGCTTCTTCTTGGTTCTTCTGGGCCTTTTTAGCCTTTGGTTTTTCTTCCTTAACCTGCTCGACCTCAACTTTGGCTGGCTTGCTAGCCTTCTTCGCCACAACCTTTTCAGGCTCAGGCTCGGCCTGTACTAGAGCCTCCTTAACTGCTTTAGCCTTAGGGGTCTTTTTAGCCACAGGTGCTACATCCTGTTCTTCATCAACCTCTTGTGCAACTTCCTGCTTTGCCGCCCTACGTCCTGGCTTCTGTGCAGCCTTCTGTGTAGATGGCTCAAACTCAACTTCGAAAAGGGAGTCCTCATGCTCGTCCGACACCCTGACGATGTTGTACAGCTCCTGATCAGGGTCGTACCCAGTCACCTTCAACTGGTCTCCGGCCTTAAGTTCCCCATCCGCATCCCCATCGTACCCAAGGAAGGTTACGAGATCACCGACTTTGTATTGTTCGTTTTTCTGTAGTGTGGCTGGCATATGGTTTTGTTTTTTCGGGAGTTGTCGTGATTGGTCGTGGTTCCCGAGTCCCTCGACTCAAACGGAAATGAGCTTTGAACCGTAGCTATTGGTTATCCCTTTGCAACAGGAAAATAAACTTTTTGCACAGAGTTCAAATCAGCTACGTGTTCTACGTCTAAGTGCCTTATTTTTAGGCGTATATGTAGAAAGCTGCTTGTCGCTTTTAGTCTTGTTATCGTGGCATGGATCGCAGAGGGCTTGAAGATTTTCTACCTCGCAAAACATCCGCTCGATGTACTCGTCCCAAGACACAAAGCCGACTTTTGGATCTACGACAGGCTGTATGTGGTCTATCTTTATGGCGTTCTGAGGGAAGAGTTCCTTGCACATCGCACAGCGGTGTAGCTTACAGAGTTTGCCTGTTCTTGGATTCACGGCTCTCCTTACGAAGGCTAGCTTTATTGCATCGTACTTAGGGCCCCACCGCATTGTTCCAGCTCTTAGAAGGCTCTTTATGAACGACCTAAACCTGGCTAGAGTCCACCTTCCGGTGTTTTTAGGTCTTTCTTTAAGACGTGCTGCCATAACTAAGGTCTGGAAAAACAGAGCCCGACACAATCGCAGTTCTTGGCAGTCAATGAAGAGTCCGAGCTGCAAGTCTGTAGTCTGTCCGGCACTATCGGTTCGAAGTCGTCTGACACGTCTCGAATACACGCTGCAATTTGGTTTGCAGACTCCCACATCCTTTGAATCTGGGCGTCGTGATTCGCATCTCTTTTAATCTGGAACTCTTTGTACGGGGAGCTGAACTGGTAGTCCTTGCACACGTAAATGACTGTTATTGAGTCATCTTGAGGGAGTCCGTTAATCCTAAGCAACTCGTTATACGCCATGCCTTGAAGAATGTGGTCGGCTTTAGGCTTAGTCAGCTTTTCAAAGTCGTCCTTCTTTATCGATTTGCATTCGACCACTCGAATCTTATTCGTGTCGAGTCGAAGGTATAACATATCCGGCGAACCAGTTATGCGGGCATGATGATCGAAAAGAGGGCATTCCTTGTAATTGGTTGGCTTAGTCCGGCACCTAGGGCAGGACGGCACGTCTTCGTACAGTCCTTCCTTTTTCAGAAATCCACATTTGCAAACCCATGTACCCAGAATCGTCCTCCTCTGCATCGCCTCAATAAACTGTGTGCGTACATGGTGCTCAGCCGCTCTTCCAAGGGCCCATACGAGCCGCATAGAAGCGTTAACGGGGTTCATACGCTCAAGTTTGTTTACGTGAGCCAGGATGTGTCTCCTAGGGCATATACCTATCAGCGCAGAAACGTGAGTGTACTGCTTCCCTACCCTGGTCAGTTCAGGGATAGAATCCACCTCCAGCACTCGCTTACTGACGTAGTCGTCAGAATGGGTTGAGGGCAGCTCGATCTGCTCTTTCGAAGCCTCAATCTTGGCCTTCTTCAGTTTTCTCTCTAGATTTAAAAGCAACATACTACTTTGAAGTTATACTGTTTAGCGCCCACGTAGGGACCACCGCAAGTTCTGCGACTGGCTTACCTGACTGATCCAAGAACTCCACCACTATGGCAGGGCACTCTCCAGCAGACATCGCAGCAGACTCTATCTTCTCGACCATATTCAAGGTTACCGAAAAGGAAGACTTTGAGGTCGTCTTTGCTTCGATCCGCAAAATCTTCTCTATTCGGACATCGCCCTTCTCATTTCCTCGGCCACTGCCTCTTACAGTTCGACCTCCGGTTCTTTTGGCTAGCTCCTTCTCCTGCTGTAAAGACCTCTGCTGGGCGTTATGCTTCTTACCTGCGATTCTCCTAGGTATCCTCATTCAAGCTCAACAAGTCGACCAATTGGGGAGACTAAGTAGCCGTCTGGCGGGAGTGGGTCGTGGCCCTTACTCTTTCGCTGATGTGCGATTATTGACCGCATCAGCGTATCTAGCTCCTCCTGATCCTTGTAAAGGAACTCCTCCATTTTGGTGAGGCTACCAAACTTCTCAGTAGGAGTCTTACTAGTATGCAGCGTCCAGGACTGCCCTGCCCCAGTTACGAAGCCATACTTTTTAGCGAACGGCATTACGGCGGCTACGTTATCGTAGGAGCCTTCCGGCAGTCCTTTCTCGTTTTTTGGACTCAGGTAGAGTTGGTACTCACCCTCCTTGATCGAAGAGCCGTGCTTGGTCTTTTCGAACTTAAAAGCCTGCTCGCTGTATTCGTGTACCTCGACCCCATGCTCATCCTTACCCATGTGCTCCTTCCGCAATTTAAGCCAGAGCTTGGTCGACGGGATGTGGTTGATCTGGCGACCGCCAGGTAGTGTCATGGGATTACCCAGGACAAAGCCAACCTTTGATCTGAACTGGTTGATGTTCCAAATACTTACCCAGTGCCCCTCTCTGCGCTCCTTCTGGTTGTTTGAGGTGATCTTCGAGCACATCTTGCCCATGAGTCTTGGATGTGCTGCCATAAGGTCGTCCTCGGCAGACTTTTCCAGCATCTTCATTGGCACTAGAGACGGGAGAGAGTCGACTACGATAAGACCGATGCTCTTCACGCCCATCCATTCGTCGAGGATGTCCACTCCCTGCTCGCCGTAATCTGGAGTAGCGACAACCATTCGATTTACATCGACCCCCAACCTTTCTGCCCACTCAGAGTCGAACATCCCCTCCGCATCGATCCAGCCTACAACCTTATCTGGGTGCTTCTTCTGAAACTCTGCAATGCCTTTAAGGCAGGCAGTGGTCTTGCCGCAGCTCTCCAGGCCGTAAATCATGGTGATGTAGCCCTGCGGGAATCCCCCTAGCAGCGCAAAATCCAGCATGAAGCACCCAGTTGGTATCCGGTTGCACTCAACCGTGTCGGACGCTCTATTCACTAGCTGAGCGTTGTGTATTCCCTTAATCCGCTCCATTGATTCGAGCACGTCTTTTGGAAGCCCAGTTGCTGGTTGCTTGGGCTGCTTTGTAGGGGCGTCTGCGCCCCGCTTTGGTCTTTGTCGTGTAGTCGCCATATTAGCCTTCTGTGGACATTACCTTGTCGTACTCCTCGTTCATCAACTTATCGACCAGCTTAGAAATCTCGGCGTATGCCTTCTGAGCCCCTTCCAACGAAGGCTCGCAAGGCAAACTAACGGTCACACCGATTCTAGCAGAGTTGTAATCCCCAAGGTTCTTTGTAATCCCGCCCTCTACGGTGACGTAGCCCATGTGTTGCTTAATCTCGGTAGTTTCCTTCGAAGTACTAGGCTTAGTAACACTGATGACTTCGTCGTTCTTCTTAACCGAAGACTCTACGCTGACTGACTTTACCCTTCTTCTATTTGCTGTACTCATGTCGTGTTTATACTGCTGTTTACTTACTGCTTGATTTTGACGTTAGCCGCCTCAAAGCCCCTGAATCTAGCCCTAGCATAGGCTTCGAAAATTGCGATCTTCTTATCGACGATAGAGAACCATTTTGGTCTCTTTTTCCCTGGGAAGGGCCGTCTGATCCGGCCAATCGCTTGGACGTTATCAGCGGAAGGAAGAGCCTCAATCCCTGCGTCTAGCCTAGGAATGTCTACGCCTTCCTTCATCATGGTGTAGGTGGCTACGATTATAGTGGACTCGGCCTTTACCTTATCTAGGAACGCTTTACCGTGTTTCTTACCAGCGGCGGTGCTTCTGGTAAACTGACCGATCTCTTGCTTAGGTACCCCTGCCGCAATTAGGCCCGCGATTATAAGCTCTACGTGCTCAATGAACCTGCTCAGAATCACGATGGTGTACCCGTCGTCGTAAAGGCTACAGGCCAATTCCACTATCAACTGGTTTCTCTGAGATAGCTTAGAGAGCCACTGAAGCGGTTTCACGTCGGACTTACACTTGGAGATCCAGTAGTGCTTTGTGCCTATGTGAGGGAAGTCGATAACGTGGCAATCGCATTCAAGTGCCTTTGCCTTAGCCACTACTAGCGGATTACCAAAGTAGTTCTTGTATATAGCATCGCACCCATCTTTCCGGTTTGGAGTCGCAGTCACGGCGATCTTAAAACGACTCCTGAATACGAACATTGTCGTGGAAAATACCCTCGCCCCCAGCTTATGGCACTCATCCCATGCGACTAGGCCGAAGTAGCTCTTAAAAGAGTCAGGCCACTCTTTTAGGAATAGGTTGTGAATGACTGCGATAACGATCTTTTTACCCTGCCATTCGTCACTTGAACCTTTCAATACACCTATCTCCTGCCTTTCCATCCCTAGGTGCCTAACCGCCTCATCTACCCACTGATCGGCAAGGACGGTAGACGGCACAACCACAAGCGCAGTCACTCCTAACTTGCCTATTGTGTTTAATATCGCAACCGTCTTTCCAGTGCCCGTCGGAGCTACGGCCAGTACCGATGAGTACTGCATGGTAGCACCTAGCAAATCATCAAAGAACTTTTTCTGCCCAGGCGGCGCTTGTGGATGCAACGGGTTTGGCAGCTTAGGTGGCTTCCAAGAAAACGCACCTATTGAAGTTTGGTCTATAGCTTCTAAGTTTGGCCATCGCCCCTCCGCAAAAGCAAACGGAACCCCAAGCTCCGTATCACTTTCTACGAACTGCTCTATCTTATCCGGTGGGATTGGATCTACCGGAGACGGCTTAGGGAAGATGGTCAGCAATCTTTTAACCTGAGTAGCTTCAGTACTCGATATCTCGGATTTACCAACCCAAAAAAGATTAGAGATAGTAGCCATCTTCCCTTTGCACGTCGTTCAAACTAACTGAAGGAGATCTCGTCGTCGTCAGAACTTGCCACAGGAGCGCGGCCCCTGCGTGTCCTCAATGACGGGGCAGGCGTCTCAGCCGCACTCTCCTCGGCTTCTTCTGCCTGTGCCCTGGTCGGTCTCGCTCTACGAGTTGTTTCCTGCGGAACTTCAGCCTCCTCAGCAACCTCATCCTGCTTGTAGCTCTGGCTAGCACGGCGGCTACCTGGGGCTGCTCCGCTGCCAAACTCCTCAAGGAACTCATCCACGTCAGGAGCTGGCATAAGCGACTTATAGTCGTAAGGAGTGATATCGTCATTCTCAGGACGAATCACCTTATTACCTTCGCGGTTCTTGATGGCCTTGTGACCAAAACTCTTGATCAGGTCCTCTTCACCATAGAAATCAACGATGATGTTGCCTTCTTCTCCTGTAATCGGCATACCAGTGCCGTAGGAGTTACGCTCCTTGTCCCGTGCAAGAAGCAGCGTGATTCCGCGTAGGCTCTGGTATTTCTTTAAAGCAGCCTTTTCAATTCTCGCGAAGTCGTTGTACTGCCCGCGTTTAAGGCACAGGAACATCTTGCTGTACTCCTTTACCTCTCCGGTCTTCTTCGAGGTGTAAGGCCGATGAACCAGAACGGAAAGGTAGAGGACAACGGTCGACTCTCTATCCGATTTGCAAAGTGGGCACTCTGCCTCATTTCGGATGCACGGCACAATATTGCCGTACTTACCGTCCGCACCTTTGAGGTTATGCTCTGGCCTTGCGAAGCCCGCTTCGAGACTGTCGTCGAGGATTGTGACCTCGCACTCTGCGCCTGGCTCAAGCCAAAAACGGAACGGCATCAACGCCTTATCCGCCCTAGCCTGTACCCGCTGCTCTTCGTCTTGGAACATCCTTCCGACTCTTGAGTCGGAAACCTCGGTGTTAGTTGTTGGGGCTGTTACCCTTCTGCGTGTTACTTCACTCATTTTTTTTGTTTTTTTGTGGTTAGTACCCGACTAGCGGGTATTCGTGGATACCAGATCCGCGAAAGTTTGGAAGGCAATTAAGCCATAAAGTTTTCCTGCCCGTCTACGATATCTTTGACCTCTTCAAATGTAAGATGGTCTGGGTCTTGTACGCCGGAAGGATAGCGAGCTACAAAGGTTGGAACATGGGCTTTGAGCTTATCAACTGCCCCGCCTCCTTCGTGCTTTCCGCTCTTATTCATCGTGCCATATACGCCCTGCCTACCTGCCGCATCGTCGTCATAAAGTAGGTACACTGGTAACCCATAATCGGCTATGATAGCTGCTTGATACTCAGACAGATGCGAGCCCATAGAAGCGACAGGGGAGCAGAAGTGGTCTGCACCGATCTCGTACATGTTAGCCAGGGCAAATAGGCCCTCGACCAAAAGTATCGGCTTCTCATGCTGTATAAGGTTTTCTCCAAGAATTAGCCTGTCCTTTTTAAGGCCAGAGTAGTCCTTCACCTTTGCGAACTTTTGACTGGGCCACTGGTCTTTTGAAAGCGTAGTCCGGCCAGTAAATCCAAATAGCTGCTCGCCCCCATCAAACACTGGAAACAGTATGCGACTTTCATCAGGGTCAAACCTAAGCCTAAGAAGCTCACAAGTTTCAGCGGATATGTCCCTCTTGGAAAGGTAGTCGACCGCCTTCTTAGAAGTGAGTGCGTCTGGGTACATCCTAAAGTAGATGTCCCTGTCTAAAGCTACCAGTTTCGGCTCTGACTCTTTTGTAGCTTCCCACTCCGCAAAATTCTCAGGCGTCTCCTCAAGCATCGACCTGATTGCAAGAGAGTTGTAGTCATGTCCACGCAATGTTCCCAGCTTCTCGAAAAATCGGGTAAGATTACCTGTCTGCTTGCAGGTAAAACAGTTAAAGCCTGAGTAGCCGTCGTCCGCAATCTTGACGAAGAAACTTGGGTTTGTATCGGTGCCGTACTCATGCAGGTACTCTGCAAATGGGCACTTACAGATAAGCCAGTTTCTGCGGTTCTTGTGGATAGGGACTACTCCGACCTCATTTAGAATATCCCTTAGTAAGGTCTCTTTCATCTCTCTTAAAAAGCTCCTCTGACAGCTCCTGCACCTGCTCCTTTAGTTTTGATATCCTTTCTTCCTTCTCCCAAGTCTCTTTGACTAGCTTGGCTACCCGCTCGGATAACTCCTTATATCGCAGCCGCTCAGCAGCTATAGTCTCGTTCATTACCGTCCATTGCTGCCATGTGATTTGATGCGTACTCATATGTTTTTGCCTTCGGATATAACAGGGCCCGTCCTAATACACACTGCCTTTACGGTTTTGTCTTCCTCGACGTAGCCCTTGGCCTCCTCCCAAAGTTGGAAATATGCCCTGCCGTGCGCCTCTCCAAGACAACAACACTCTATTTTAATGCTCAGGCCATTATCCATTTCCTCTTCGAAAAAATAAGTGATTAGGAACGACTGCTTCCTGCCTGGCCTACACGCAACCCGAAGGCTTGGATCGTTCGCTATTACGACTGCCTGATCGGCAAGATGTTCTTCCATAAGAAGAGCCAGCCCAGAGTTACTTGGGCTGGCTTTTTCTAGGTTTTCGATGACTACTTAACCACCGTGACAGAGACGTTTTCGTCGCCCTGCTCTTCGCGGGAGCAGCGCAGCGCAGTATCTGACCCACAGTGTTCTACAACTGCCTTCTGGGTCGCAGAAACAACTTTGATGAACGTGCTGTGGTCAACCAGCTTTGCGAGTGCCTCTACGTCGATGACCTTTCTGGTCTTCGAGGATACCTTAGCCTCGATCAGGATAGATCCCGCCTCAGCCTCTGCCTTGGTCACGAACGTGTCCACGCCGTTGGCCTTCATGGCCGCGTAGAGTTCCTCACGGGCCTTGTCGGCTGCACGCTTTGCAGCGTTTGCGATGATGTTCTGCTCATGGAATCGAGCAGCGAGTCGCTCCATAGCAGACATCTCTGGGTCGGCCTTTTTACGGCGAACAGTCGCCTTTACCATCGGGGAGCTAATCAGTTTGGAAGCAATGGATGCCATAGTATTTGGTTTTTCGTTGTTGATGCCAGCGTTGCTGACGGTGTGACGCTACCACAGGCTCTACGGTGTACAACTTTTTTTTGAAAAAAATTTAATCAACCAGGACAGAGCCCATCCTTTGGAGCCTTGCCCAATCCTGTAAGTCTATGGCTGAGTCTTGGTTATGGTCCTGTCCACTCTGGTACCAGTCGGGCTTTTTTGCGACAATGTCCGGCCTCTCCTCCATCTCCCCGAGGTTATTCCCTACCGAAACGTCTGCGACCAACGGAAAAGGAGGCTCGATGTTGAACCAGCTTTTTAGGGGAGGATTCTCCATGTAATACTTTATCGCTGAAGCAGCTTCATCGACGTAGTCTGGGTGTACGCAAGGCACGATAGCGTCGTGAATGAACAGTACTGGCCTGATCAGCCCTGGAGGTGCGTCTCGAAACACACGGTTGACTGCGATCAGTCCGAGGTCAGAAGCAAACCTTTGCACTGGAGCGTTAACTGCCTGCCTCTCAGAACCCTGTACGATTGAGTCATCAAAGCTCTCGACGTTCGGCAGCCTTCTCAATGAGCCGTGTAGCGCCCTGACGTATCCAGAATCAGTGGCCATACCTTTCATGCGTTTATGCCACCTCTCTAGGAACGGGTAATTCTTGAAGAAGCCAACCCTGGTCTGCTCAGCTTCCTCGTCGGTGTAGTCGATGCCGTAATCGGTCTTGGCGTAGGTCTTAAATTTCTTCCACCACATGCCGTAAAGGTAGCCGAAGTTCACCGCCTTGGCCTGATAGCGTTTGATGTCACAGTAGGCTTTTACGGTGGCTTTCTGACGTTCTGAGGTGCTCAATCCTCGAAGGTACTTATCTGCGCCTGGCCACTCCTCGGCTACGTCTTTGAGTAGTGTTGTATCCTTTCTCCCAGCCGCAAATTTCTGGAACGAGACGCCCGTCACAGCGGCGGCAGTCGCGGCGTGGATGTCCCCGCCCTGGCGGTAGATCTCGATCATTCGCTTCTCATTAGCCATCCATGCGGCGACCCTGAGTTCTACCTGTGAGTAGTCCAGTTCTAGGAACTTCCACCCCGCAATTGGGGGCGAGAAGATCTTTCTGAACTCCTTTGCCATTTCTCCACGCTTTGGAGTGTTTTGCAGGTTGGGCGATCTGGAGCTGGTTCTTCCAGTGTTAGTTGCGTGCAAAAGGAATGAGGTGTGGATGGTATTCCTAGCCCGGTTCAAAAACTGCCAAAAGCCGCTGGCCTCAGTGTGCTCGGTGATCGAAACATTCCCGTAACGGTCTACGTTGTATGTCTTTGTACCGTCAGATACGGCCTGGGGCTGATCAAATAGCGGCTTTCTTCTCCTAACTTGTTTTGACTTAGGGATCTGTATCCCCGCCCTATCCAGTACCTCTGTGACTGCTTTTGGATACTTGCCGTTTTTTAGAGTCGCCACCTTTCTCGAAAGTGCTTGTGAATCTGTGCCGACATACGTCGACCTAACCTTTTGCAGTTTAGAATACTGTATCAACTTTCTGACAAATGGTACG